TAGTTCTCGTTCACCCAGGTGATCCACATCCGTCCGTCATCGTCCTGCTTGTGCTCTTCGAGGATGTCGTACAGCTTCCGCACGCGTAGGTTCCGCGGGAACTGATACATCACCTGATCCTGCTTCCCGACGGCGGTACGGAACAAATCTTTCAACTCCTGGAACTCGCCCTTGACGACGACCGGCTCAGGATCAAGACGCATCAGATTCGCAACCGCTTCGGGATCGAACGCCGGCGTATCTTCGCCCGTCTCCGGGTCTTTGTACTTTAGCCCGAGCATCTTCTTCAGCCAGAGGTCGGACTCGCGGTAGCTGTGAATCGCGAACGAAGATTGAAACAGGGTCTTGGCGAACGGCTCCCAGAACACGTCTCCGGGGAAGCAGCACATCACGCGCGGGCCTTCGTACTTCTTGATCTCTTCGGGGACCGTCAACTCCGTCCCGCTCTTGCCCATGAACTCCTGCACTTCCTCGTCCGTCATGTTCGCGCTGTGCTCTTCGACGGCCTGCTGAATCTCGGCGTCGGGAGCTTTCCGGGCGCGCATCATCGAGGCTCGGTCGCGGTAGACGACTTTGCCTTCTTTCAGGATCGCCTTCCTGAACACCATCGTGCGCGAGATGAAGTCCCAGTAGATTTTCGAGATGCCGATGCCGAGCGCTTCCGCGGCCATCCTGACCCGCTGATCTTCGGGCTGCTCCTGCGAGTTGTCGTACTGCTTCGAGAGCAACGCACTCAGTCTGGCGCCAACACTCGGATCTTGGCCTCCGCTCACGCGCAGCGTGTAAGGCTGCGCGGAAAGTCGCGCCACGTTCTTGCGGTAGATCAGGTTCGCCAGCCCGCTCTCGACGTTCGTGCGAGACTTGTCCTCGACGTTCGTTTCTTTCCCCGCCGAGTCCCGCTCGTAGATCGGACGCGTTCTGCACTTGATCGCGCGCCAAGTGTCGACCCACTCGGCCCAGTAGTTCAGGTTCATCCACTTCTTGCACTCGTCCCGGCGCATGATGATGTCCGAAACGGGACCGATCGCTGGATTCGTCGTGGCCATGCTAGTAGCTGAACCCTTCCTGCAGCGGCTCGAAGTGCGAGCGCTGCGGATGCGGGTTGATGTAGATGGGATTCGCCATCTCGACGTAGCGCAGGTTGTCGACCTGATGACAACGCACGGCAACCTGCTGCCCGCTCGGGTCTTGCGACATCATCTGCGTCGGCGTCAGAATCTTCTTGCGCACGTTCTTCAACTGATAGATCAACTCAGGGCATTTGTCGCGGAAGATGTGAATCTGCGAGCGCTTCTTCGGCTCCCCGTTCGTATCGCGGACCATGCGCGGTTTCAGTCCCGCGTTCACTCGCTCGTAGCCCACGTCGTGATCCTTCTTCGCGTCGTCGAAGCTCGGACAAGACAGCTTCTCCAGTTGCATATACTGCTCGTAGCGTTGCTGGAAGTTTGGCTGTTCAGGATCGTCCGTCGTTCCCTTGCCGAACGCACGGGCCGAGTAGTCGATGACGCGGGCAAAGATGTGCTCGTCGAACGGCGTCTTGTTCTCGTCCTGATTCTCCGGGTTGCTGGAAGATTCGAGCCACTTCATCGTCTCGACGTAATGTTTGATCGGGATCAGCGGATCATCGGGCGGACACGGCCCTGCTTTGCCTCTCACTTGCTTGGTTTCCGGGTCACAAATAAAGCAGACACGCGATGGCCATAGTTCTCGATAAGCCCATCGGTCACCCCATGGATCGGTTGCAACCCAAAGAAACGCGTCAGGAATGCCAGGATGCGGATCGAGCGCCATCCTGCGCGTCCAAGTCCTCGGAATCGGGAAGGAGTCTTCAAGCGTGGCCTCCTCGTCCAGTTGGTAGATCAGCGCACCGAGCGCGGCTTCGGCCTCGATCTCGTACTCTTTCAAGTACAGAGTCGGGTCCGTCATCTGCTTGTATTGTGCATAGGCCCAGGGCGAAAGCGAGCGCTTGATCTCGGGAACGTAAATCTTCTCCCCGCCGCCCTTCTCCTCGTCAGCGGAGTAGTGCAGACGAAGAACGGTGATGCCGTGGTCGTTCGTGTGAACGCGGATGCCGGGATGCGGAAAAGCAAGACTAGACATCGTTGAATACTTCGGAAACTTCGCTGAGCGGCACGCGCCGAGAAACTGTCCCGTCGATGGATTCGAGGTAACTCACGATGTCGAGCAGCACAGACTTCACATGCTTGCCCTGAATCGTGAACTCTGCACCCTGGTAATCCGTTTCGTGCAGCGCTTCGACTTTCGCTTTGATCTCAGACAACTTCGCCATGTTCATCCTCCGTAGAATGCTTTGTTTTTCGATGCTCTGTATTCCGGCTTGGAACCAGCGGCGCGCTTTTCTGAGAGCATGATCGCCACAGCCTGCTTCTGAGACTTCACCGGCTTACCGGAACCTCCAGATTTCAGGCTGCCTGATTTCCACTTCGACATGACTTGGTTCCAAGGCATAACTTACTCCCCGCCGTAGAAGGCTTTGTTCTTCCCTATTCCAGGGAACTTCTTGTGGACGGCAGAGCGAACGCGTGACTTCTCCGCAGGTGTTCCGTGCTGACTCACGCGCGCCAGAGCATTTCTAGCATGCGAAGCGTTGGGAATTGGATAAGACCGATCTGCGCCAGCAAAATCCTTCGCCGGGAGTCTGTTTCTTGCTTCTGTTGTTAGCTTTGCCATAGTTCCCCATTTGTGATACAGTATTGCTCGTTATGACTACTACTTGCAAATGGTGTAAGCGGGAATTCAAAACCTTCCCTTCGATACTGGCTGGAGGCCGGGATGTATTTTGTTCTAGGAAGTGTTCGTCTGAATGGAAAGCTATTGCATACGTCGGTAGGCCGGGACTGCATCGGTATGGTCAGGATAACCCTAACTGGAACGGAGGAGAAGCGAGTTGCCGAAAGCACAAAAAATCCGCCTGCGAACAATGCGGAGCTACGACTAAATTGCACGTTCACCACAAAGACAAGAATCGAAAGAATAACGATCCTTCCAATCTGCAGACTCTTTGCGTTCTTTGTCATCGGCACGCTCACCCTCGTCCAGCGTGGAATAAGGGATTGTTCACCGGTATAAGTAGAGCAGCGCTCTGGCGTAAGTCTAAAGCCAGCTTATGACCTCCCGCTGTCAGTTCCGCCATGTTTCACCTCCGCTCCTTGCTGTTGATCGTTACCGCTCTGCCAACACTGCCGGCACAGATCGTGCTGCTTCGCCACCTTGCCCGGCATCTTCCTGCGCCAGTTACCGTCACCGACCTGAGCAGGACGCTTGCCGCACTCCGAGCACATGCGCCGCGACACATCACAGCCCCCAGTCACCGTAGAACGCTGGGTTTGCGCTGCCTTTCCTCTGCCAGCGGTCCGTCTTGCTCGGACTTAGGCCGGCCTTGATGCCTTCGCCACGCTGGCCCGCACGCGCCACGTTCGGCCCGCGAGGAAGCAAGCCGGGGCCGCGGCGGGAAGTGTCGGGGCGCCTCACGGCTCCAAGGGTCCGGTTCAGCCCCGGAGCGCTGGGCAGCTTGCGCACTGCCGTCTCGTTCGGATGGATTCCCGGCCCACGTTCCGTTCGCTGCATCCCGCGAGCCTGCTGGCTGGGAGCATACTGGTTCGGGCTTGCCGAGCCTGCCGCCAGAGCAGCCGCGTTCGGGTTCACCCTGCCCGGCTCAGGAATCGCCTGGTTATTGCTGTTGTCCGTGAACGACTCCTCGTCGTACGGATTCGCCGTGTTCAGGCGGTCGTTCTGGTCGACGGCCCGGACGATCGCTTTCGCCGGAGGCAAGCCTCCCATTCCCGTGCTGCCGCGCTGCCCAACCCGTGCTCCCTTTACGTTTCTCATCGTTCCCTCCAGACGTGCGACTTGCCTTTCGAGATGCGGTTTCAGATGCGCCGGAGTGTCTTTCGACGCCAATGCCCGTTTCATGCCAGCCAGCTTATGATGATGCTGCGATGGATCAGCGAAGCTCATGAGTGAAGTACTGTAGCGACACGGCGACACATTTGCTTGCGATCTTTACTGTTGATTGCATTATCTATCGCGACCGAGATGCCCTCCATAATTTGATTTTTGCACTTAGCGACATTCTCCTCCGAAAGCATCTCGAAGATTGAATCGTTAATATCGCAGTCGACGGTCAACTGGCGACCTTCTAGGTGTAAAACTACCGCGATTTGGGGGCGAGGCGCCATATGAAGACGGCGGGTTATTGTTTCTGATACTTTCTCGCTCATGCTAGAACTCCTTCCGTGAACTCTGCGTAACCTACGATCTCCAGCAGATGCAGCACGTCACCTCGACGCTCGTAAACTCTGATCTGCGAGACTTCCCCGTTGACCAGTGGAACCACCAACCGCCCGCCGTCTTTCACCTGCTTCGCCCACACGGGTGAGATCGAGCGAGAGCCGAAGGTCACCAGCACGCCGTCGAACTCTCCCTGCGTGTCGAACTCATAGCCGTTCGCGTGAATCAGTGCCACGTTCTCCGACAACTTGGCTGCAGTCTCAGGAAGCATGTTCACTTCGATCGACACCAGGCTGCGGCACTGTTCCGCTAAGATCGCGGCTTCGTATCCGCTTCCCGTGCCAATCTCCAACAGATCAAGCTGGCTGCCTGCTCGTCCTCCGATGACTAGGTCGGCTAGGAGATACGCCATTTCGGGAGTCGGAACCGTACATAAATCAGTCAGCGGGACCGCGCAAGGCGGATCGTCACCGTTCGGAGTGAACAAGCAGCGGTCGATCATGGGAAGCTGCACCAAGAGTCCCGCAGAACCGTTGTCGTGCCAGTCGTGTTCACGTCGGAGAATTGCACAGCCAGAGTCCCGGCAGTGGTTCCGTTCTCGATTCCCCCGGAAAACTGCGCGTACTGGGCGCCGGTCACGCTGCTCGTCGCTGCTCCTACGGCCGTTGCCCACGAAGTTCCCTGACTGACGTACAAGTTCCCCGTCGTGGCAGCGGATTCGATCTCCGCGCTGATCGTCACCTCGGTCGGAGTACCTGGCCCGTTCACGGCCAGCGTCAGCCCTCCACCGTTGCCATTCGTGAAATAGATCGTGCAGTTCAGCGTGCCTACTTCGTTCGCGGCGATGGGGAATGAGATGCCTGTGTTGATCAGGCCAGCCGTGCTCGACCCTGCGCTGTTGGCCGTTAACTGGCTCTTCGCGCTCAATCCAGGGAAATTAGCAACGGTACCCGTGATCGAGCAGGACGAAGGCGGGCAGTTCAGTTGCCAGCCGCCGCTGCCCATCGAGTAGTAGGCGCCTTGTGTACCCCATTGGGCCATGACTGAATAGGTCGCTACTGAAGCGATGACGAGCAGTCCCAAGATCGTCGGAAGGAATCTTTTTAGCGTCTTCATATCGTACAGTCCTCCATTTAATCCAGTTTGCACTCGCTGTGGAACCACCCCATCTCATCCGTCGAGACGCACACCATCTGCTTAGCGACGGGCCTTACAGCATCGTAGGAAGTCTGCGCTTCGGGCAGGAAGCCGCTCTCGTCCTGGAAGTATCCGTAGCAGTGATAGACCCTGATCTGATCTGCGCCCTTCGGAATGCCTAGGAACCGGCCGCCGTTCTTCCACGCGATCTCTAAGACGCTGTCGACCACAAGCGGGTTCCGAGCCTTCATCCAATCAGGCTGGTTCCGATAGAGCGTGCGGGCGTATTCGATCAGCTCCGCGACCTTGTCCTCTTTTCCCGTCTGCGCCACCCAGAAGACGGGATACCACTGGCACATCCACGCGATGTACGAGCAGACGAGCCACGACATCATCATCTCTCGCGACTTCGGAATGAAGATCGAGCGGGAGTTGATCAAGTAGTCGAGCACGACGCGGAGGTATTCTTTCTTGGGGAAGGGCGCCAAGAACGCCGTGTTCTTCGTCAGCCAGTGCGTGTCCTCGGTCTTCGTGTAGTGCGTAAGCCAGAGCAGCGGCCCGGCGTCCCAAGAAGCCACGCGCTCGCTCATCTTGTTCCAGAGTAACTCTTGCTCCTCTTCGAGTTTGATTCCTTCGACGAGATGCGAGACCGCATCGATCTCCCGCTGGCTCATGTACGGAACCAGTTGGCGGATACGATCGACTGGGATTACGCTGCAACTCATTGCGCAGGAGCCTTTGAAGCTACGCGCTCAAGAATGCTTTCGAGCGCGTCTTTCTTCGCGGCGAGAGTCAAAGGAATCGGTCCACCGTCCGGGCCGGCGAACTCGCTCTTATCTTTGCCGCCGAGGCGTTGCTTGTCGAGCCAAATGAGCATCGTAACGTTGCCGCGCATGGCGACCTGGTACTGCTTTCTGCGCAGACTGGCGTTGCATTCCTGGTGGCCTTTGTTTAAAGCTGTATTTAAGTTAGCGTCTTTGTAGAGACGATCACGTGTAAGTCCCAGAATCGAAGCTATTTCTTCTCCTGACATGCTCAGCTTCGCCAGTTCGAAGACTTGTCGCTCTTCAGGAACAACCGTAGGGTCAATCTTGTTCTTTCCCTTGCGCGGACGTCCGCCCTTGCTTCCGTCTCGCGGTTTGCCTCTCATCGCGGATGCCTCGACACGATTCCTGCGGTGTTGATACCGATCACCGACGCTGCGCCAGCGACGCCGATGAACCTCGCAATCCAACGGTCGCTCGCATAGTGCAAGCCGGTCATGGCGGCCAGCGGAATGAAGGCATCAGCTTTCGACCACAGCGTAACTCTACGCTCATATGTCGCGATGCCAGTTCCCCAGGCGATGGCCTCAGTTCCGTAGAACCACGGGCTGGTAAACGTCTGCCGGTTTGTTCGATTCGGCCGCATGGTCCAGAACGTGACGCGGCTCTGTACCAGCTTCAACACGCGCCAGTTTGGAACCTGACTGCAAGGAATGTCTTGGTAAATCAACTTTCCTTGCTCATCCATCGAGACCGTCTGGCAGCGCGGTTGCGGATTCTCAATTACCTGGCACCTCGCTGCCTGGGCCAGAGTGAACAGCAAGACGAGCAACACACATAACGCCAGGCACAGCGTCACGATTGTCGCCCGCCTCAGTTGTTCGTCCGCGTTCATTGAGGAGTTGAGAAGTTTATTTTCACCGAGGTCAATACCTGCGGCTGCACATTCGTGATCGTCTCCGTGTCCGTCAGTGGACCGGTCGGGCCTTGAACTGTTGCCGTCAGGTTCGCAACGCCGGCAGCCAGCGAAGTCACGTCTTCGTCGGCAGGAGCCGCTGCGTCGGCCGAGATCGAATCGAGAGTTGGTTGGTCTAGGCTCCACGACGGGGCCGGAATCGGCCCGAGGAACGGTTGCCCGTTCTGATCGTATCCGTCCACGCTGGCGACGGTTTTCTGTCCTACTTGTAGAGTGATTGGTCCTTCTGCCATATGGTGATGCCTCCAGAATGCGATTTTGATGCTTGCGAGATGGTGATGGTGGTGGTGGTGATGATGCCTGCGCTCATCCATTCATGCCCTTCGCCTGCAAATTTGCAGCCCGAGCCTTCTGGCAAGCAGCTAGGAACCCGGGATGGGGATTGTGCACCGTCACGCGAAGCGGTTCCGGATATGCGAGATCGAGAGATTCGTTCGGGCTGCAGAGTTCCGGCTTCGGAACGACCTTAATCGCTATGCAAGCTTGCGAGAACAAGAATCTGCGCTTCGTTTGAATCCAGGGCTCGTCTGTGTTCAGTTGGAGTTTGTTCGGGCCGAGCGCTACGGCAGCAGCGACGCCGTCTATCTTGAGAGCGAGCAGGAAGGGAATGAACTTGCGGGAGAGATAGTGGGCTGGTTTGTCTTCAGGAGATTGGTTCCGAGAAAAGAGAGCGGCTCGCGGCATGTTGTCGCGTCGAGGTTCGATCCTCAGAGAGGACGAGCAGGTTAAGCGCTTCGAGATACTTATAAGCTAACCTGCTGTGAAATGTAAAGCAGATTTTGAAACAGCTTGCGGGACAAGCCTTTCAGAGTCCGCGCTGGTGCGCCTGCACGACAAGATTCTCAACGAGAGCACAGTTATGATTCGGGACCTTACGTTCTCGCCCCGTGTGCTTTTCCCAAATGTGCGCCAGCAGTTTCGCCAGCGAGTCGAACGTCTCTCCGCAGCCTCGACGGTTCCAGGTGATTCCGCAAACGAATACCATCAGTGCCTCCAGTGCCGCGTTCCAGCCCAGATCACAAATGCCCAGAATCCGCCGCCGACTGCAAGCCATACGAGCGCCCAGAACATCGAGAGCGCGCAAGCCTTCCAGCTCACGTACATCCCGCACTGCCGCGTGTTGCGCCATTCGTTGCTCATGGTTTCTTCTCCAAGTCCTTTTTTGAAGTCTCGGGCATCTGCTGGTGATGTTTGATTCGATGGCACTTGCCGCATAGTCCGTGACAAGCCCGGAAAGTGTCATCTCGCTTTGAACCACCAATGCCCCGGCCATCCGCATGATCCACATGGAAGGAATCATCCCACTCAATCGGATGCAGCAAGAACGTCCACCGCCCGCACTGAAAGCACCGAGCCGACTGCAACTTGTAAAGCGCGAGACGGAACTCGGTGTAATCCTTGCCGGTTCTCTTGGTGCGCCCGTCTTTGGTAACTTCAATCATTGAAACTAAACTCTCGTTCGATTGGCGAGGCTGTGCTCGATGCTTCGGCACATTCTTCGTCAATATCAATGCCGATTACCTCGGCACCTTGATTCTCCGCAACAAATGGAATTGTGCCTCTGCCGCAAAATGGGTCGATAATCTTGTTCGTATATTGCAGGCAAAACTTGACAGCCACTTCGGCAGCGGCGATGCCGCAGCCCATTTCATAGAATGCGTGGCTTACGTCAATTACGTCTGGTGTGGATGTTCCGCTTGTTACCGTTCCCGATCCGAAGCAGAGCAGGTGACGATAAGCGGGACGAAACAGATCGCACTTCCCAACTCCACGTCGCAATTCGATTTTATGCCACACAAGAAACCAGCCCATCTCTTCGGCAAGATTGCAAATAAGCACCACCTTACTCAGCCACTTGCCGCTGCATTTCCGATCAGATTGCAAAAATATAACAGGACAATTCTCGCTGGCGGATAATAGACATTCGCGGGCCGCCCGCTGAATCCATGCTTTGTAATCTTGCAAGTTCAGCTTCAGTTCTGCCGCATCGGGAAGGCTTGTGATGATCGCACCCTGATTCCGATGAGCAGGCAGCCATTCCAGTGAGTTGGCGCAGATAATTGTTCTCATGGCTGAAACTCCGTGAAATCGCACCGAATTGAATCAGGATTGCCACGAAAGAAGCACATCACATACTGGTGCGCCGAGCCTGCCTTGCGCCCTCGTGCAAATTGACCATTTACGCGCAGCGGAAGCGATCCGATTGGCGTGAGCAGCACAAACTCGTTATACAACCGAAAGCCTGCCCCGAGCAGAGCTGATGCGGTTGGCCCGCCCATGTCCCGAATGAAACCTTCATCATCGCGGATATTGCCCACCACTACCACGGCGAAGCGTTGGCTTTTCAGCCTGCGGGCTGCAAGGAGCATAATGCGTTGGTACTTGACAAGGAACTCATTCCAGTTGTCGAGCGTGCTCAGATCGCGCGGGTCGTCAGAATAGCGTTCAAGATTCCAATAGGGCGGGCAGGTGAAAAGCAGATCGTACTCATCGCCCACCATCTCATCAATTTTGCAGGAATCGCCGCAAATCCACCGAGGCTGACGCTTGCCGGGAATCTCGCGGGCCTGTTTCAGATTTGCATCAATCTGCTCTTGGCGAAGGTCTATGCCTGTGTAGTCGTAGCCAAGACGTGAGGCTACTATGCCACGCACGCTGCCACCTGCAAAGGGGTCGAGGATGCCGAGCAAAGACTTTTCGGGCATGAACCATGAGTAGACAAGTTCACATAAAGTTTGGTCAAAAATGCTCGATTGCTTAGCGCCCGACATGAACTCCTCACAGGTATCGCTTATGCTGAGCAAATTTTCAGCGCGACCAATTTCGCTCTCAATTCCCAATGCAATCCAATCCCTTTTTCTCTCTTGCCAGCGCCCCGACTTTGTATCGAGAGCCGTGAACGGTGGCTCAATAAACCTCTGGCACATCGCCCCGCCGGGGAGTTTATCAACCGCAGTGTGCCCGAACAGATCAGTTTCCATCACTCCCTCGCTTCCGCCTGCAAATTTGCAGTTACAAAACTCGTTGGCTCCCGTTCTTCCTTGTGCGCTTCCCAGTTCTCCCGGATCGTGCGGTTGTTCTCCGCCACGCTGTCCATCCACTCCGAGATCAGGAACTCGACGAAATTCTCCTTCGACGCGCCCTCGTCGTTCTTCATGAACCGATAGGCTTCGAGTGCGTCGTTGAACGCGTCGTGCTGGCTCTCGGCCTGATTAAGAATCGTCTTTTCGATTGATTCGAGATGCTGCTCAGGCATCGCTGCCTTCAGCAGTTTGATCGCTTTGCGCGGTGGCAACGGAAGCGCTTCGAGAATCACAGGACTTTTAAGAGCAGCCGGCGGCACGCAGCGAGAAATATATTCGGCGGTTTCCGGCTTCGCATCTACGAGAGCCTTAATGGGAATGTCGTGATATAGCTTCAGGAACCTGCGCTTCGCTCCCATGCATTTCCTGTACGACGTTGGGGCAAACTTGTGAACCCACTCATCCCAGCAGTCGCAGTTTGTTTCGCGCCACAACTCATCTTGGTCGCATTCTATCAACACGCGAGCGAGAGCGACCCAATTTGACCGGGCTTCTACCTCTTGCAGGTATTGAGTGCAGTACAGAGCACGCTCTTTGCGGGACTGAGTTTTCTTCGGCGGGATGATTTCTGGTTTCTTTTTCTTAGTCATTGCCTACCTCGTATAAAAGTCTGTGAAGTTCCGCGAGCCAATCCAGTTCACCAACAGAGACCCCGAAGCGATCGCCAGACATCTCAAGCCCATATGCCGCCCGCAACCTTGCGAGTTCATCCGTTGCGAACGGACCAATCGACGAGCACCGACTGGAACGGGAACAGAAACTCCGGCAACCAGAGAGGATCGAAGCCGTCCATGCAGTTCGCTTGCGACTTCTGCTGGATGAACTCGGAGTAGAGCATCTGCTCTTTCATCTTCTGAAGTTCAGTCATTCTTTCTCCAGACATTCGATCCTCACGTCGCGCGTGGCCTTCCGCCTCAACTGTCCGTTTCTGTAGATGTCATGAACGCGCTGAAATTCATTGCTCAAGACTTTGGCCGCTAGTTCCGTTTTACATCTCCGCATAGCCTTGTCGCAGTACATGCGCCGTTGCTCTAAACTTAAATGGTCCATGGATGGATAGATCATACGTGCGTCTCCCTCTCGTAAAACTGGCACTTCGTCCCGAGAAAAGCTATTGGCACCTTCCCGGTTGGTCCTTCCCGTTGCTTGCCTACGATCAACTCATCTTCCCCCGTGAACGCTCCGTCTTGTCCGACCGGCATGTACAGCAGCAAGATCACGTGAGCGTGAGCCTCGATGTCCCCGGACTCCTTCAGGTCGATCATCGTCGGACGGTCGTTCACGTTCTGAGATCGCCGGAGTTGGGACAGAGCCATCACGGGAACTCCCGTGTCCTTCGCCAGCCTGCGGAGTCTGTCCGTACACTCACTCACTCGCTCCCGGCGATCTTTCCCCTCGAAGCGGATCAGTTGGATGTAGTCCACGATGACCAGACGGATTCCCGAACGAGCGATGCGCATCCTAGCCCTAGAGATCAGTTCCTCGATCTCCAGCGACGATGAATCGTTCAGGTAAAACGGAAGCTGACGCAGTTCCTTCTCGTACTCGAACAGGGCGGAGAGTTGCTTTGAGTTGGGATACTCGACGGCCGCCGTGCCGAACTTCATCTTCAGCAAGCGCCGCATCACGGCGTAGCGGCTCATTTCGAGAGAGATGAAATAAACAGGGAATCCGTCTCCCGCTAGGTTCATCGCCGATTGCAGGGCCAGCGCAGTTTTGCCGCGCCCAGGCATTCCGCCGACAACCCACAACTCCTCGCGATTGATGCCAGTGGTTAGTTGGTCAAGCGCAGGCAGACCGAGACGCAATCCACTGCTCGACGTGTCTCCGTTGATTCGGTCCCGAATCGCTCCGACGACTTTCGCGTGAGCGTCAGCCACAACAGAATCTTCCGAGGTTTTCTGCTCGGCTTCAATCTGCCCGAGTTCGGCCATCAACTCGGACTTCAGCCAAGAGATGGATTCGCCTTCAGCAAGACGGGCGCCAGCCACCTGAATGGTCCGCGAGATCCGTTTCGCCTCGATCTTCTCCCGAATCACCTTCGCGTATCTTTGAACTTGTCCCGGAAGTGGAACGGAATCCAATGCTTGCGAGAAAAGCAGAGAGGCATCTTCGGTCTTGATCTTCAGGTTTTCTAGCTCCGCGATGCATCCGGGAGCATCCGGCAACAGGTTTTTCGTCCTCAGCGCAAGGATGGCGCGGTAAAGGTTCGCGGCGCGGGAGTCCTGAAACTCGTCAGGAGAAACGAGCAAAGCGGCTTGATCGACGGCTTCGAGAGAAACATCTGTGGTCAACAGGGCGCCGACCAGTGTCATCTCGGCGGAGAGTTCGTAACTCATCAGTCAATCTCCCCGCGCGATCGCGCTTCTGCGAGTTGCTTTTTCTTGATGTCGAGAGCATTCACCATGTCCGGAGGTCTCTTTCCGTTCCCGTTATGCGCTGGACGCGAAAAACGATCTACTGCATCGACTGAGTAGTTATAAATACGGGGCAGAAATCTAGAGGGTCGTTCTCCGGGCGGGTAGTCTTCCGAAACAAAATAGTTCTTGAGCCAACGTGCGAACTCACGAACATCTAAAGTCGGGCTGCATTTCAGCAAGCGTGAAAGTTGATTGGCTTCTGCTCCAGACCACGGGCAAGGCCGCTTCCAGCGCCATCGGTAGGCTCGTTCTACCAAGTCTCGGAAGTCCGCGAAGCGGCTACCGTTTCCATCTGGAGGCGTAAGTCTAAGATCATCACCCATTACTCTCTCCTGGAAAACACGCATTCCCTTACGGACTTAGAAGCTCATTCAGGTCTGCTCGGATCGTTCTTGAGAAGTAGGTACGTCTTAGTATGTGAATCTTGTCCGTGAAAGACCAGGGCGTATGCGTGTTTGCGGGATCGACCACCCGCCCGTTGCCTGGATTTCGACAGCCTTGCTTCTCTTCTCCGACCTTGGCGGAGTTAACGTAAGACAGCGGCCCGTTTTTTCTCGGATGCAAGCTGTGCCGCGAAGCAACCGTCCTAGAGCATGAATCGGGAGCGAAGGCGCTGCGAGTGAACCTTCCGGAAAGGCACGTGGCGACTGGCTCATCGCCCCCGAACTTGATAGGAGAGCAGACATAGGTTTCCCGGCGCAAGCAATACAAACCGAATTGTTTTGGGAGTCTTGCATTCGCCGATACCTGGGAAGGATTAGGATGGGCGGTGTTGGCGGTACCGGCGAAGGTTGCCCTACCAACGGGACCGCCCGCTCCACATTCCCTCACGGGAAAGATAAGTATAAGCAAAAGAAAAGCTCCGTGTAAAGCCCCAAGTTGTGAAAATCTTGTTACTGCAAATTTGCAGCTACTCATCCCATGCGAACAAACTCAGTCCCTCGGCATGAGCTACAATCGCTGCTTTCCAGCACAGTTGTGCGGCTTCTAGTTGATTCTGCCAGTTCGGACCGCCTAGACTGCACAGGTAATCATGTGCATGGATCAGAAACAAACAGATGTTGATTTTCTTCACGCCAAGCATCTCCACGGGTAAAACTTCCTGCACCAGCGCAGAGCTTCGAACGCAGCAAGACTTTTCATCTGCCGAACTTGCCGAGCTTCTCGCGTTTCGGGCGGAGGAAGCAAGGGTGCTGGTGCTGGAGTTTCTTCCGGTTCCGGTTGCTCGACGTACTTGTCGAGGTCGTCCTGCTTCAACTTGCCTTGCTTGACGAGACGTTCTCCGAGTTCGCGGATTGTTTCTGTCATTTCAGCCTCCGTCTGCAAATTTTCAGTTACGCCTGTTTTCTGCCCTCTAAGCCTGATTCTTGCGCAGCACCGCCGCCAGGATGCGGTTTGCCAGCGTTTCCTTGCCCCTAGAGCGTTGTTTAGCCCTTGGCTGTGCTTTCCCTAGGGTAAGCCGTTTCAACGCCTCTAAACGCGAATCTAGCACGATCTGGCCGTCGACTAGACGGGTTGAGAGTCTTAGAGTCATTTTGGCTCCTTTACGGTGTGGCACTCACACGAGCATTTACTGGCGAGACATTCCATATGTTTCCCTTGAGCGCATTTAACACGCACTCCGCTTCGTTGGTTGTTGCCTTGACCGACTTCTTTCTTCTGCTTTTTCGGCGGCCTCATCTGTCCGCTTCGTTTCTGCACGATTGCCCTAACTTTGGCCTGGTACTCAAGAGATGAATACGCTAGTCGTAGGCGTTTTGCGTGGAAGATTGCATACCCATATGGAGCGCGTTCTCTTTGGCGTTCTAGTCTAGAGAAGCAACACATTTGTCCCACTGCGGCCTTACAGGTAGGACAAGGAACCGAACGACCTATAATCGCGTAATGATTCATATCCCTACCAATGAACCGGATGCAGTTGGTCCCCACTCGCGGGCAGCAGGGACCGTAGAATGTTCTTACCGTCCGACCGCATAGCCTGCTTGCGAAGTCGGAGCCGCTTGATTTGACCCGACCGAATTTTCCATCCTTGTCATCTCATCTTCGAGCGACGCCAAAAGTCGATGCGTGCTGTCGAGTTTGTCGTGCAAGTGCTCGTCAATCGGCTTTGGAGTCTCGCCCTGAGTTTCAGGAACCGGGCCGCCGCAAATGTTCGTTGTGACCCGTCCCAATCGTGTATCGAGCTTGCGAAGTCGCTGGTTGATTTCAGTGATCCTCGCGTGTAAATGCTGGTCTGCTTTTACGTCCATATTTACCTTTCTGCCTGATTGGAGGACAGGCTCCTCAATTTACCAACTCGCCGGATGAAGAGTGTACAGAAACGTTCTCCCGCTCTGCCGGATCACAACCGATCCGGCAATCCTAACTGTCGCTTGATCGTCGCTCCTGCAGTCGCAAGGAAACCGTGTTGGATTTCTTCTAATGTCATATCACGACTCCTGTCCAAACAAGCCGTCAGCGATCTCGGCTTCCTCATCCTCCGCCGTCGGCATCTGAGCCTGAGCGGCAGGAGCATCGTTCACGAACGGCACGCCATCTAGCTCGACGATATGCTCTAGCCGAATGAACTTCTTGTTCGAGTCCGTCTTGTCGGTCGAAACTTCCCCGACCAGCGCCCGCCCGCCTTCCGGTATCGTCCCGCCGAGCAGGTATTCATGCAGCGGCTTGCGCCAACAGTAGAGTTGGCCAGACTTATCGCCCTCGTTCGTGACAAGATCAACCACCATCTCTAGGTAATCCGCTTTCTTCTTGTCTACCTTAGCTGCAACGGATTTGATCTTGTAGAGCGCCTTCTGGAACTGGGCCGTCTTCTTGTCCTGCTCCGCCTTGACTGCAAACTTGCAGTCCGATCCGTGACCGGTCCCGCCGGGATTGATCACCTTCCGGCATTCGGAGCAGATGAACGGCTCCGGCTTGCGCTCCTGGTTCTGCTCGTCTTTTTTCGGAGCACCGTTCTTCGGTCCCAAGCCCGTGTCCTCATGACCGCGATTCTGTTCCTGAGATGGCGTGAGCATGGACAAGTCCGAAGTCATCGAGTCCCTCTGGACCTTGGCCTGCGAAGTGTCCACTGGTGTGTCGATGGACTCCTCGGCAATCGAGATGCCTTTCAACACGTCGGCGAAAGAATCTCGCAAAGCAAAGCCTCTCGCGCGAAGTTGGCGCATCCTGGCTCGGTACTGAACCCACACGCCACCTTTGGCGATCAGTCCTGCCTTGATTGCATCTTCGTCGCTGAACGTTCTAACGACCGGAGAACGCCCGCGCCGCTTGACAATACACTTCGCGACGGTTCCTTCAGTCGTCTCCGAGATGTCCTCGAAGTCGGCATGGCCCTGCACGAGAGCGAGAGCAGCATCGCCCCAGATCGACGGCCTGCCGTTGATGACCGAGATCGACTGCAAGCTCTGCATCGGGGCCAGCCCGATCTCGGAGCCGAACTGAATCGCCACGAGGATGTTCGCTGGCTTGCCGCGGTAGTCTTTCGGGACCAGTTCCGAGTTCGCCATCATCTTCGACAGCGCGATGGCCTCCGTGAGGTTCCCAGGCGTAAACGCGGCGAGCCTCGTGGCCTTGGCGCTGCTCCTGACGATCTCGGCTTTCTCTTGGGTTTGGGCTGGCGAGGGAAGGGTTAAAGCGGTGGACTCTTGCTTGGTTTCCATTTCGTTCTCCTTTGTTTTTTACGTGGCTTTACTCCCACGAGAGTTTTGTATGCGATTCAAGCAGTAACGCGATATTTTACTGATCTGCCTTCAATCGCAGAATGGCACCAATGACACAGCCACACTACATCTAACAGTCGGTTGTAGTCGGGATGATGAGATTCAATACGCCCTGTCCCGAGGCATAACTGGCAATATTGAGAACGGTCTAATTTTCCAGTCCAAAGTGCATAGGCAACCGCATTGTGCGCCCGATACTTCTCTGGATTGGCTTTACGCCAAAGCCGATTCGTCGCAGTTTTATTTAGCCTGGAACTCAATCCCTTACCCCGCTGAGGTACATATCTCGGCCTAGAAGTAGGCCAACAGCGTCGCGAGCAATATTTAGCATTCCAACGGCGACCTGGCATGTCTACTCCGCAGGTTAAGCACGTTTTCATCGCTGCCTCGCATACACTGTTTCCAATTTCAAATACTTCAAGATCGTCGGACCAGGGGATCGGCGTTTGCGAAGAATGTCGCACAGGTGTTGCTGGCTAATACCGAGGCGAGCGGCGAAATCTTTCTGAGTCTGCTTACCTTTTTCCCTACGCAACAATCTGAGTACGTCATCATTGGTTAAGTTCATAGCAGTCTCATTATTGCAGATACGCATAACGGCTGTAAAGCTACTATTCTGGAACCTTCCCGATTTGTACGAGCTTCGGCCGTTTCGCCGCCGGACATTGGTGCCAGAAACCGCAGAACTTTTCGGAACACCACCAGTCGGTTGATCTCGCCGGCAGGAAACTACCTGTCTTGCACGCAACAGCCCAGGCATGAATTGAGCGCGCGAAGCGGAACAACAGAACATTGATGTCGTCCATCGTGCGCTGGCTCGTTAGGGGCACGTATTTCAGGCCGTGCTTCGCAGGAGTCTGCACGAGATAGTCGAGGGCTACGGCCTTCGGCAGTCTTTTGTTGAACACGAGAGAAGCCAGGCTGTAAGTGCTCAACTGGTCTGAGTTCTCAGCGGCTTCCTTGTTCGGAGACTTGCCGGAGGTTTTCGTGTCGCGGATGATCTCGTCTCCATCTCCGGCATCTTCAACTACATCCCGCTTGCCGACAAGGTCCGTGCCCTTGCGGGCCGCCGAGTTCATCGCGGCAGCTTCGTTGTGGAGAATCTTCGCCGCGTCCCGATCTGTTTCCTTTTCTCCTGCCTCGTGCAACTCTTTTGCCCGCTTGCGAAGCCAGTCATCCATGTCGATAGCGAATGGATGCTCAACTAGTTTCGGCTTCAGAATCGGCGCTGCTTTATCGTAGTGCAAGCCGGCAAGGGCGACGGTCTTGTCCTTCGATTCCCCGAGCACCTGCGAGACGCTCTTGCCCTCCTTCTTTTCGTCTGGCTCAAGCTCGATGGGGTCTGAAGCCGCCTTGCTCTCAAACGTCGCGCCGGCGATCTCGATGGCGTCGGAACGCTTGAGCAATTCGCCCGTCACGATCTTGTTCTGGAGGTCCAACTCGACGGACTTGTGAACCCCGGTTCCGATGTGCAGGTATGCGGACGGCGGCCGTCGGATACCGAGGAGGTAGCGATACATGGCCTGCAGTTCGCAGCGCCAGAGAACATCCATAAAACTTGTGTGAATCTGTTGCCTCTTGCGAGGCGTGATCGATTTTAGTGCTTCAGTGACTTCGCTCATGATTGCTCCTTCGCCGTTTCCCACTTGCCTTCCGCGTTCCGCGCGACTTCGTGACGCAACCGAGCCGCTGAGCGAATCCGCACGTCTCGCTTCGTGTGGATGTTCACCGCGTTCCAGCCGCCGTACGGAGATTCTGATTGAACTTGCACGATGGCGATGTGACCTGAGACTTTCGCGGTGTAGTGACTGCCGAGCTTGATGTCTGATTTGTGCATCACTGCTCCTTTATAGTTCCGCTGCCTTCGCGCACAACGGAGAACACCACTTCTGATTCTTTTTCTTGAGCACTTGTCCGCATTGCTGACAACGGTAATCGTTCTCGATGTCGTATTGCAGGCTACGAATTAGGCCAACGGGTTCCTGCACGTCCCAGTCGGGATAATCGTCGCGCTGCAAATATGCAGCCGCAGATTCTAGAATCCCGTAGCCTTCATCTTCGATCAGGGGGTCATCGCCCAAGTCTTGATCTGCTCCGTAGTGGCCGGTGATGTAGTTGTCGAGATCGCGTGCTTGCCTGAAATCCATAAAACCTCCCTGGCTGCTCACGCCAAGCCGCTCCGAAGAGTGGCCCAGCGTCGGCAGTCTAGGCAGATTCCGAGGTCTGAGGAACTGCCGAAACTTCGACGTTGTCATAGGCAGTCCAGTGGATTTTGCCTTGATCGTCTTTAATACCTACTCGCTTGCCGTAAGCCGAGGAGCCTAACCACACACAAACGCCGACAGTACCTACGGGAACCTTGCGACCACGCACTACACGAAGGACTTTCCCTTTAGCGGGAGTAGCAGCGAGAATGCGCTGGCGCTGTTCCTCTGCAAGCCGCTTCTGCTCGATTAGGTATGCCTCATACTTCGCTAGAATTTCAGGCATAGCGTCAACGTGAGAAGCGAAGCAAGGATAGGACCAACCGCGCGTGCTAGCGAACTCATGGTGCTCAAACTTGTCGCCTATAGGATTGTAAACAACCATGAAGAAATCGGAATCATCATAACCGTTTCGCTCGTACTCACGCACACATAAACCAACGTGCGTATCGTAGAGCCATAAGGAAAACGTCTCCGGAGATGCTGAGTGATTCTTCCACTGCTCGCTTGCATCGCGCACGTTTACGGCATCGAGCGGAACATCTTCTCTTCGAGAAGCAATGTGAACGATTGGCATTTCAAGACCTCGGAATTAAATTTGCTTGCAAGTACAGAATACACACATTTTTGCTAAATGCAAGAACTTTTTATTTAATGCTTGCTTTTTTGTACCGCTCGTGTAATATGTACCCATGAAGGCCGACCAAACTGAGTGGTTCGCGGCCCAACAAGCCGCTAGGCATTGGCTCAGCAGCCACGGGATTAAAGTGGCAATTGCTAGTTATTACAGCCCTTTTGACCTCTATACGCCGAATGGCACGCGCCTGGAAGTTAAGCATTCCTTATTCTCGCGCAGGCACAACGGCCAGCATTCTTGGCAGTTCAATATCCACCGACACAATAAAGTGGATGGTTCGCATGTCGATTTCTATATTTTGCGAGCCGACGTCAGCCCGGTATTACAGGCATTAGGCTTTGATACTCCTGTCTACTTGGTTATCCCATCTCCGATTGAGGTGCCGACTGTATCGATCAGCCTTCGTACGATGCTGTCAAAATGGGGCTGGAGTGCTAACGCTTATGAGCAAATTCGGGAGTTTGATTCTGCCTTAGACGCATCACGCAGAGAAGAGACTTATGCTTTGGCTGCGACTCAAAACCCAGCGACAGGAACAGCCCAACCGAAACCGGCAAAGCCTCCGCGGCCTCGTCCATTCACAGACCGAGCGATCACATTGTATGCCGAAGGTTATACTCCGCTCCAGATGTGGGAAAAATTGAACTCAGAGGGGGCGTTTGAGAACTACAGTTCATCTATGGCGTCGCGGGGAGAAATTTATCGATTCTTTCGAAAGATGAAAGACGGCAAAATCAAGATGAACGGGAAGGCCAAATGAAGCAGCCCCCTCTCTTCTCCGACGACAAGCCGAAGCGCAAGAAGCCTGTCTTACTAACCCGGCGCTCGCGCAAGTTCCTAGAACGCCAAGGTTTTATCGTGGCTCTCGTGGAGCGCTCTCTCGACGTGCCAAAGTTCAAGGAGAATCCGGCCGGCGAGAGATTCAGGAATAAATTCGACTGCTTCGGGATCGCGGACCTCTGCTGTTGCCATTCGGATCAGGTTGGATGCCTATTTGTGCAGGTGACGGACTTCGCGCACGCGGCAGAGCATAGAGACAAGATTCTCGCGGCAAAGGCCCTCCCCATTCTTTTGACAGCGCAGAACCGTGTCGAGCTTCATTGCTGGAAGTCCTGCAAGCGCAAAGGGCGGAAACTATGGCAACTCAGGATTCAGCAGGTTCTAATAGATGCTGAGGGGGCCATGAAGTTCTCTGAGCCCGCTGACTTCTGGTTCCTCGACAACATGCAGGAGATCGAAGCGGATTTCTAAGGAGAACACCATGCTGAACGACACCCAACTCGGAGAAGCAGTGGAAAGAGTCCTGCGCAAGCACGCTCCGCGCTGCGACGGATTCGTGAGTACCTGGAATTACGAAGGCCAGTGCTCGAACAAAGCTGAGATCGGAGACCGCTTCTGCGCGTCTTGCCGCAAGGCCGTGGATGAGCAGAATAGGCGGCTCGGAATCGAAGCTGGAGCGTAGCTGCAAATTTGCAGGGAGGAACTCATGAAGCCAGTCAGGAACATCTTTGAACTCGCAAAGGAAGTAGATGAGTTGCGCGACTCAGTTTTCAAGCTGGCCAACACGACTGAAGCCGAGGACAAGCGCCTCGCATCGTCCGTGAACACGGTGGAGGATCAGATTCTCGCGCTGCCAACTCCGCATCGACCGTTGTATCTGCTCACCGTGCTCTGCGGCGGATTGCTCGGAGCGTTTCTTTCGCTCGCGCTGCTCTGGTTCATCAATCCTGCTTCGTTCGAGAAGCCGAAGCCTGAAGTCAAGCCTGTGGCAGCAACGATTCCGGCCGATCCAGTACCTAACCCCGCTCCCTCGATAGTTACACCCGTGCTCTTCGTAACTTTAGACTCCGAGTGCTGGGTGGAGATTCGGCAGGGGGACGAGATCGCGGTTAAGGGGGACCACTACCCCTTGGACTCGCAGTTCGAGGTCGCTCCGCCCGCCACCGTCCGCTCCGGATGCCCCGGTCAGATTCATTACTGGCTCGGCGGCAGGGAGATCCACCCGAGGAACGAGTCGAAGGCGCCGAGCAAAAGCGAGATTGTCACCGTGACAAGCCCTGAAAAAAGTTAAGTGACAGGGGATACGGAGGAGCGCTAGATATGACACAAGAAGAAATCAAGCAAGTTCTAGAATTGCACGCCGCTTGGCTGGGCGGCAAAGAAGGCGGTAAAAGGGCGGACCTCAGCGGGGCGTACCTCAGCGGGGCGAACCTCAGCGGGGCGGACCTCGGCGGGGCGAACCTCAGCGGGGCGAACCTCGGCGGGGCGAACCTCGGCGGGGCGAACCTCAGCGGGGCGAACCTCAGCGGGGCGAACCTCAGCGGGGCGAACCTCAGCGGGGCGTACCTCGGCTGGGCGAACCTCAGCAGTGCGAACCTCAGCGGGGCGGACCTCAGCGGGGCGTACCTCAGCGGGGCGAACCTCAGCGGGGCGAACCTCAGCGGGGCGTACCTCGGCTGGGCGAACCTCAGCAGGGCGAACCTCAGCGGGGCGGACCTCAGCGGGGCGAACCTCAGCGGGGCGTACCTCGGCGGGGCGACCGGAGAGTACACCCTCCCCCAGCAATACAAGGTCGGAAAGGACGGATTCGTGGTCAGCGTGGGGAAGAAGTGATGAGCGAGACGAAGGCACCAGCGGGGGCCGCGCCGGCGGTAGATGCAGCGCATGGCGCGCCCCCGTCCATCTGGGCACAACTGCGCGAGCCCTTCCCCGCCGAGAAGATCGGGAAGCTGCCACGCTCGACCATGAAGGACGCGGCCGAGTACAAGGCGCTCCCTCGGGTCCACTGTGACGAATGTGGAGGATACCACCCGGCAGAGCACACGATCCATCTCGACTTCATCGGCCACGCGGACACGACTGACCGACTGCTCTCGGTGGACCCGGAGTGGAACTGGGAGCCGGTCGCCTGGGACGCCGATGGCCTGCCGCGTTTCGCCGTCAACGCGAACGGGCAGCACGTCGGGCTGTGGATCAGGCTCACCGTGGGTGGGGTCACCCGTCTGGGCTACGGGAGCGTCGAGGGAGGGGCGTTCGACGCCGAGAAGCAACTGATCGGGGACGCGCTTCGGAACGCTGCGATGCGGTTCGGGGTTGCGCTCGATCTCTGGCGGAAGGACACCCATGCGGAGGCCGACGCATCTAGCGAGACGCACAGCGCGCCCGCCGTGGTGGTGCCCTGCCCGAAGTGCGGCAAGCCGCTGGGCCAGCGGTCGAGCAAGAAGGGTGCGTTCGTGTCCTGCACCTCGTGGAAGTCCCGCGAGGAACCAGGCTGCGGGTTCACCGCCGATGGCACCCTCGCCGAGTTCGCCGCGAAGGAGGCCGAGCTGGGGGATGCGGAGATCGTGCCCGCCACGCCCGACCGTGGGGCCGTGATCGCCGCCGGGAAGTGCCCGGAGTGCCAGCGGCGGCTCCTGACCAGCAAGAAGGGGCAGCCCGTCACGTTCTACACCCCGACGGGAGCAGATATCCCCGTCTGTAACGGGTATGATGGGGTGGTGGGAGAGTGGGTCAGGCACCCGATGACCATCGAGGGGCAGGCTGACGCCGCGCCGGCGCTACTATGAGCGCCCCGCTGACGGCCGTGATCGACCGGGAAACCCTCGGGGCTGCCCTACGACAGATGAGGGACGCCCTCAGTCGGATCAGCGAGGTAACAGCGACCCACGCCGCTGAGGTCAAGCGGATCGACCTATGGCTGTCGCGTGAGACGGCGATGGACTACGCGCTGATCCAGAACCTGGAGGCGCTGATCCGTCCCTACGCCATCGCTGAGGCCGAGAGACAGACCGCGATGGGGGGACGCAAGCGCGTCTCGGTGCCGGATGGGGACTGCGAGGTCCGGGATCAGCCGCCCGAGGTCAAGCGCGTCGATGAGGAAGCGCTGGCGACGTGGTGCTACGCGACCGATGGGGATGGCCTGATCCGCCGCCACCCTGCCCCACCGCCAGAGGTTGCGTGGGATGCGGTGAAGAAACTGGCTCTCGCCGGGACCACGATCCCCGGGGTAGAGGTGAACCCTCAGCCTCCCAAGGTCACGGTCAAGGTGGCGTCATGAGCGGGCTCTCCCGGCGAACCGCCCTCCGTCCGCGGGGGAAGCGAGCCGCCCGCTGGGCGAAGTGGCAGGACAGCCAGCGAAGGGCGGTCCTCGCCCGTGACCGCTACACCTGCCAATCCTGCGGGAAGCGAGACCCGTTCGTCCAGCCAGACTGGCATCACCTGATGGGTCGAGGGGCGCACGTAGCGGAGCCGTGGGCGTCCAGCGCGGCGCTCACGGTGGCGCTCTGCCGCGAGTGCCACTCTGACCTCCACGACGGGAGAATGACCCCCGAGCGGTTCCGGGTGCTGCTCTGGGAAGCCATGACGCGGCTGGTAGAGGCCGTGGCGAGTGCCGGCGCTCCGGTACTGGTGGATACCACCGATCCGTTCGGGGCCCTCCACTCGCTGATCCGCGTTGTTGAGGACCGCCGTCTTTCGCCACCTAGCTACATTCCCGCACCGGGAGAGGAGAACTCATGAGCGAGTTTCAGCCGAAGCCGGGTGATTTCGTCGCCGAGAAGCGCGTCGTTATGCCCAACGGGGAACTGTGGACGTGTGCGCCCGAGGAGATCGCCCCCTGGGTTCCCACCGAGTGGATCGCTGCTCTGGAAGCACTGGAGGAGGCGGTCGGCAAGCTGCGACCGAACGTCGTCGGCGGGGTCCAGGACGCCGCCGTGATCGCGGCCTACGCGGGCTGCCGCCATTGGGCCACTCGGGAGGAGAACCGATGAGCGCACCTGACACCCCGCCACCGTGGTTTCGGGACGCTATGCATCTACCGCGCAGCGAGATTACAGCGCTCTACGACCACGAGATGCCGCGAGAACCGGGGTGGAGAGAGGGTCCGAACCTAGAGCGGCAGTCGGATTACGCATGGGCGCTGGAACACTTCGGCCATGCCTCAGAGTTGATGGACCCCGGAATCATCCGGGTGGTCCGCATCTTCACTGAGCATAAGATCGAGACGTGCCAGTCCTGTCAGGGGGGCGAGGGACACGCCTACACGCGCCCTTCGGTGGACCTGACTTATCAGCCGTGGGAAGCGCTCGGCGTGGCAAGCCACTACGGCATCCCGGTGACCCGGATCTCGCACATCTGGAACGTGGACCCTGACAGCGATGAGCCACATGACAGCCCCATCTGGCGGATCGAGTTCCGCCCGGACCGTCTCTCGCGGCTTCGCGACCGCTGGTACGACGAAGAGGAGGCTGACCGCCAGGAGTACGCCGCGTGGCTTGCAGCACATGAGGAGCACCCCGATGCCTGACCTTGCCGCTACCGTCGCCAATCCGGAGGACCAGCCATGACGCTCGTGCCTCTTTCGTCGCAACCCGGAGCCTGCGGCTGGTGCTCCACCCCGTGGTCAGTCGTCTTTCACGGCGGCCCATGCCCGCAGATAAAGGCCATCGAGTACCACCCGAACGGGACCATCGCCCGAGTGGAGCACGCCGATTCGGCCCCCGCCGTCTGGCCCGAACCCCAAGCGGTTGATCTCCTGGCCCGCTGGGCGAGGTCACTGAGCAGCACGCCGGAGAAGGGGCCAGACCTCTACCGGGATACGGTGGACTATCTGAGGGCGTCCGGGTGCGATCCGCATCGGGCGGGCCTGGTTGGGTGGCCGGAGCGCCCGGCGTGACCACCCCGCTGTCCGCTACCGTCGCCAACCTCCGACGCCTCTTGCAGGATGCCCCGCCGGGTCCGCTGACCCATCACCACGCCCGCGAGGACTTCAGCGGCGATCCCGAGGAGCATGACTTCGTGATGGAGGCGGGCGGGTCGGTGATGGCCGACTGCGGCACCAGCGACTTCGGGCAATCCGCAAAGGACGCTGCCCTCAGCGTGGCCGCCGTCAACGCTCTCCCCGAGCTACTGGATGGGATTGAACGGTTGGAGAAGGTGGCGCGGGAGGCACGAGACTTCGTCGAACTGATGCTCAGAGGCGGCGGGAGCGATGAGACTTACTATATGAGCCGCGACTGTCTGCTCGCCGCCCTTGCTGCTCTCACGGAGGTAGATCCCCATGCCTGAGCCACTGAGCGATCCGGCCATCGGTTCCATGGCGCTCTGCGAGATCCAGGACGCCCTTCTCGGGATCGAGGGCGTGGGGCCGACCCCCTG